CATTTCTTCACCCTGACATTGAATTATATCGCCTGCTGTTGCTTCGGTTGTAAATAGAGTACTTACGCCTGTAACTGCTTTCGTTCCGATTGTTATGCTTATTGTTCCTGTGCCTGTTAAACATTTATATCCAGCAACGCAAACAATCTGAATGTTTCTTGTGCCAGCCGGAAATACATAACCTTTGCGGAGTAATATATAATCATTTGTTATTTCAACTGAATTAGTAATCGTATCGCCTGTTCCGTCTATTAAATCTATAAACACCTCTGTTTCAGTATCATAATATTTTATTGATGTTATTGATTTTAAAGGATAAGTCCTTGTATATAATAATTCTAATCCGTCTCCGTCATAATATTCAGTGTAAGTGTTGTATTTAAATTTACGATTGCAATATCTTTCAATTTCAGAAATGGAATTATTGAGAAACCCTGCAAGTTTACTATCTTGTCCTGATTCTGTTATTGTTAAATATTCCTTTATGTCATTTAGAATTATCACTTCTTATTTACATTCTTAGGATTAATGACTTTGTTCTTTACTTCTTCTTTTATTTCTGGCTTTGAGATTATTTCAACGTGATAAGAAACAAATTCAAATACTTCTTGACTTATATTGTATTCGGTGCCTTGCAGGTACTGCGCCCCATTTACTGTTATGTTCTTTTTAAATTTTACTTTATACATTTTTTGTTTTTTATAAAGAGGGCTTTGTCGTGGCTAACGAAAAGCCCTCTCAATTATTAGTTAGTTTTACCGCTTTAAAGATTTCGTTTATAGTACCCTCGCATTTGTACCATGCACGGAGATGTACATACACCGATTGTACTACCATCCCCTCCAAAGTCTAAAGCGTATGTCTTTGTAGAGCTTGTAGTCCATACGGGAACTGTCACGGGAATAACAGAGCTGTAATACCCTTGCACTCTTACCGTAGTATCAGAACCCTCAATGTATATTCTTAACTTTGAATAATGTTTCACCGGTGCGGCTATCATGTATTCGTACCAATAAACACCATTGAAGAAAAGAACTCCTATCTGGTCATATCCGGCATTTGTAAACCAATCAGAACCTGCATCGGTAGAGCCTGCAAGTGCGACTGAATCTCTTACAACTGTTGAATATGTTTCGGTGTATAAATCTGTTTGCGCAAATGAAACCGTTGCTATCAGCAATAGAACTATTAAAATTACTTTTTTCATTGTCATTATCTCCTTATGATGATTTAGTTTCAGTTGTTGCGTAAGCTGTTATCATTGCCTTGTCAAAGCTCCAGTGTTTAATCATACGAATTGCGTTTAAATCTGCTTGGAATGCACTTGTTGCGTCAACTGTCGCAGAATCCGAATAAGCTATTGAATAACCGCCTATGTCACCAAGTAAGGAGTTTTTCAAGTTACCAAGTAATGTAACTGTTTTAGATGCGACGCTCGGTAATGCAGGAGCAGCCTCAACTATTACAACAGGATAACCGAGTAACATTGCTGGCATTGTGTTTGTTGCTGGTTCAAATATGTATCTTCCGGAACCGTCAGCTAAAGTTCTTATATGTGCAGCAGTTGTTCTTGAGAAATACCATTTTGCACCTCTCAAATATCCCTGGTCAATTGATAAGGAGGAAGTTACAAGCTCAGGATAAACCAAAGTATTTCCGTTGATACCGGTTAATGCAGTGGTATTTCCGTAAGTATTACTTGCATAGAAAAGTCCTTCCCATGTAGTATTGCCATCCTGAAATATTAACGAGTCCAGTTTCTGTCCCATTGATTCCATCATTATATCCATAAGATAAGAGCCAATTGCGGCATTGCTGTTCATTAACAATTCAGAGGTTACAACTCCGAGCGATGCAAACTTCTTTGCGACAAGCTGAACACGTCCGAATGTAGGCTTTGTTGATGTTATATCCGATCCCTCACCTACAACAGAAGTTGTAAACCCCGTCAACTTTGTAGGAAAGTTTATTGTCTGTCCGTTTGCTAAAGGAATAACCCTTAATTCTGACATTGCTTGTGAATATGTAGGGAATATCCTTAGTATTTCATTTGAAACAATTGTAGGTACTGTATATCCGCCGTCTGCATCCGTTGTTACATCGTTTGGGTCTGCAGCTTTGGTTAACTTTGCAATCGTTTTTGTATCACGTTTCTTTTGCGCTGTGACAAAAGCAGAGAGTGCATAATTCGGGTCGGTTTCAAACAGTTCTGTTTTCTTATCCTCATTGACTTCAAACCTTTTAGCAATCTGCGACAAACTTTCATTCATCTTGATTACTTTTTCTAAATCGCTTGAATAGGTTTTCTGAACTTCGTCAACCATACCACGAACTACATCTCTTACTTCGTCTGTGAATGTTTTATTTTCTTCTGACATTTTATTTTTAGTTTAAATTTATTTCTTTACCCGTCACCATTAAAAATGCCTTTGCTATTTGACTGTTCACCCCCGCCATAACTTCCCCCGTTATGATTCGTGCCAGTTCAATGTCGTTTAGCTTTTTAGTATCGAGTTGTTTAATTCTATTCAGTAAGTCTGTGTAATTACCATTAACACCCGTAATGGATTTGTTGAATACCTCTGAATTTAGTTTAATTAGATTTTTTATCTCTTCTATTTCTTTGTTAAATTCTTTCCTTATTTCTTCTTGTATGTTGTTGCTATCTGTTTTATTCAGATTCTTTATTAAATCTTTTATTTCATTTAATTCTTTACTCTGTGCTTCTATGATTGAATTAAATTCAAGGTACTTTAAAGAGCTATCAACCATTGTTATTCCCTCGATTGACTTTACGATTGACTTCGCACTATCCAAAGCATTGGGATTAGCCGGGAGCGGGGCTGAACTGTATTCAAATAAATTCCATTTGTTATATGTCCATACATTATCATTCTGTTTAATGTCCTCACTCTTTGCCGTAAAACCTATGCTCCAAGTATTTATAATTCCCTCTAAATGTAATCGATAAATATCGTCAGCAAATTTTGTGTTACTAAAAACTGTTTTTGCTTTTACGCCATTACTTTCGACAAACAGCTCTGTGTTCTTTGCAATCGGCTGATTGTAATTATGATTAAAGAAAACTGTTTTAGTCTTATTGAAATCACTTGCATCCATACCAAGCGGGTTCATTATATCTTTCGTCCTGTCAATATCATTAGTTGATATGTAATGAATTATCGCTCTTTCTTCTTTGAGTGATTTTGTCTCAGTATCACAAATATTAAAAAATTTAGTTTTCATTATTATTATTTTCTTCGTTGTTTTCTTCGTCGGGGATTATTTCTTCTTTCGGGATAGGCTGTTTTAATTCATCGTAGCCTTCTATTTCATCGAAATTATATTGCTGTCTTAATTCGTTTATTGTTATCGCATTGGATTCTATGAGTAATTTATTTTGTTCAATCTGTACCGTCGGGTCTTGCTTTAATTGAAAGTCAAATACTACTCTTAAATTTTCTCTGAAATTAGTTTTAACGAATGATGTTAGCTTTGAACTGATATTCATTGAGAACGGAATAATATTATTTTCAATGTAACTTGATATTGTTGCAAGCGCTGATGCCCTGTTCACATCATCGGTAATACCCAGCACTGCTTTCGGAGTTTGGAATATCGTTAATATCTCATCACGAATTAAGTTTCTTGAATTAACATAATCCATTTCTTTTACCGAGCTTTGAAGTTGCTCATACCTTAATCCGCCCTCTAATACAGGTGTCTTGCCTGCATTTTCAGCACCGCCGTATTTTGACTGCCATTGGGTTTTAATGCTTTTCTTTTGGTCATCGGTTAAACTATTCTCGGAATACAGAAATCCATCAAATCTTGCGTTGTTAGTTAAGAATGTTTTTTGAAATGTACTCTGTAATTTGTCAATTACAAGCTGGTCAGGGATTGCCGATATAGTTGCTTTATATCCGTATGGATTGTCAATTATCGGAAGTTTAAAGACAAGTATATCTTGAACTTCAAAACGTAACGTTCTGCCTGTCTGGATTAATTCGTAGTAAAGTATCTCGGTATTTGTGTCATTAAATACTGTTCTCAAATACGACGGTAAAGGAATAAATTGCTGCGGTGTTCCGATTGCGTCTCTTAATATCCACCAATAAGCCACGCCCTTGAAATCAAGTGAAAGGGAATTAAGTTTGCATAAATCGTTTATTGACTGGTCGTAAATATTATTCTTTTGAAAAAACTTATATACATAGTCATAAGGGTTTTCAAGTTCAATCCAGTGTTTGCCTTGATACTTTTGAACAATGATATTAGCCATACCGATATTGTTAGCTCTTACATTGGCACA